TCTATCTTGACATTAACAAACCTACCTCTTGCTCTAGTATCCTTTTTATCAGTAGATGAGGTAATTGTAAAGGGACTCAAACTAGTTGCAGTCTCTGATTGTTGCGGATATCTTTTAACTGCTAGCGTTACTTTAGCATTACCTTGTAGTGTTTTAAAGTCAGGTACAAATCTTCTCATAGCAAGAAATACTTCACCAGCTATACTGGGCCCTGTTGGCTGACCCTGTGCTGACCTTGCTCTTTGTTGTAGATCAAAGTCATATGATTTTACAAACGATGTAACTGTAGTTGTAGTACCATTTGGATTAACCTGATCTGTTCCAACCTCATGCTCAAATAATGTAGTTTGACCTAAACCTGTTTGACCAACTACTGCAGGGAAAGTACCTGTAGAATTAATATCAAATTTAGTACCAAAAGGTTTTGGATATACAACAGCATCAATCCATGATGTTCTAGCTTCTGTTCCAATATACCAGACACCACCTTTCATAGTTTCACCATAGTTAAATACAACATACTTATCATTATAATCAGAATTAGTTGATGGGTAATACCAAACAACTTCAGTAAATAAATTATTTAAACCAGCTATTACTTGCTGACCTTTTGTAGTATCTGCTGAATCGTATACAAAATCTTCAACAGAACAAGGTAATGATTTAACAGTACCATCAAACATAAAGAAACCATTTGGTGACATCCAGAAAGCGACACCGTCTATCTCAACTGCTGCGTTCTTACCAATCAATCCACAGTTTGTACCTACTTGTTCAAAACCAAACGTAAATGGAGCACCTACAAACTTCATTGTATATAGTGCATTATCTGTCCACACTAGAATACTTTCTTTTGCTTTTAGTGCACCCATGATTTTTGTACCATCTTGTAGTCTAAAATCACCAGCGCTGTTAATTGAAGTTGCAGTATAATCATTTATATCTTCTTGATCCGAGAATCTAATAAACATATCATCTTGTGTTGACGATGAGCCTATAGTTGTTTCAGTTCCAAAATGACATAAGTGACGTGTTGTTGGTGATACAAGTGTTAGTCTGGATGCTGTAGGATTGTTTCCTGTTGCAAAACCTGATGTAGCTGTTGATGCTCTATTAGATGTTGCAGAAGCTGCACCTGCATTCCATGTAAAAGTTTTACCATTTGCAACCGTTGCGATTAATACTTCACCAAAGTTATCTAATGACCATAAACCTGGCTCAAGAGAAACATTGGATGCTGAAGCTGCTTCACCCCAATTACCTGCACCCCAAGTATCAATACCCCAACCATAACCATATGATTGTGCAGCCGGACCTATTGGCTCGTAAGGTATTAATTGTATACTTCCACCTGTGGATACAGTGGCTGTTGCATTGGAGCTTTGTGTAATTGTAAAAGTTGTTGTTGATGGAACAGTTATAACTTGAAAATTTTTATCTTCAAAATCAGAATTAGCATAACCTGTACCACCAGGTAATGTTACATTATTAAATTGTACTATATCTCCTACACTTATTCCATGTGCACCACTTGTTGTTATTGTACAAGTTGCAGAATTGTTTGTAGTTGCAATAGTTGCAGAATTAATTACAGCCTTAACAGGTGTAATATCAAACAGTTGACCTTCAAAATATAAAAGTAAAAATTTATCTGTGCCAATTGCAACATAACGGTTACCATCAAGATCAACAAATGCGTGCATCTTTCTAGATACACCAACAATAGTATCTGTAACAAGTGATGACCAGCCACCAACTTTTTCTGGTAGTCCGTATCTAAATCTTACATTATCAGAATCAATCCATCTAAACTCTGCTCCGGAGTCTGTGTTTTGCTTATCAATTCCAGGTAAGACTTTAAAATCAATTAGAGCCACGTGTCAGCTCCTATATCTTATCTTTATAAATCCAGCCTCTTGTTGCATTTGCATATACCAATGTAAATGCTGCTGAGTTTGTTGATACCACTAAATTAGATGCAGCTCCTAATATATTCGAACCGTTTCTATTTATAGTAAGATTGTTAGATGCTAAATTATTTCCACTATCTATGAAATGAACTTCTGAACCTACAGCAGGTGAAGCAGGTAAAGTTATTGTTACTGGAGAACCTATACCACCTCCAGATGTATCTACAAAAATTTGATCACCATTTACAGCTGTATAGTTTGCACTTGGTGTGTAATATCCTTTAGTTTGTAATTTACCTGTAATGTTTGTTCCATCAGAATATAATACTGTTGTTGATCCAATCGGTAATACAAGTCCTGTTCCGGATACAGTTTTAACTGTTAATGTGTAATTAGAAGAAGATCTAGATGTTGCATCTTCTACAATAAATACTCTTTCTGAAGAGTCCGGCATTGTAACTGTTCTGTTTGCAGTTAATGTACCAGTTAGTTTGTAGTATAAATTCTTACCGTTTGATACCGCACCATTTGATAATGCTAAAGCTACATCACCAGATCCTACTGCTAATGATAAATAACCTGATGCTGCTTGTTCTAATTGTTGTAAATTTGTATTTGTTATAGTTCCCCATGTACCAGACTTTTCTCCGGTTGTCATAAGTTCTAATTTTAAGTCACTCGAATATGTACTTGCCATTTATTTCTCCTACGGATTATTCGGATCGATAGGCACCCAAACTCCTGTTGCATTTGGATCTATCGGTATCCATGATATCACATCTACTACACTAGTTGCAAGGTTTAATTGCTGCCCTGTTATAGGCACTCTTGTAATTAAATCAACTGCAGTATTGCCTATAGCTACATTTACTCGTTTACCATTAACTAATACAGTAACATTCTGTATACCAACACCGGCAAACGTAGTTGATGCAAAAGGTGTAGCTCCAAAAAACATTAAGATCCTCTACTTGTTTGGATAGGCTCCCAGATCTGTGTAGCACCTGGTACAACGCCATCCCATTGTTTAATATTTATAGAATTTGTTGCAATTTCAAAACCTTCACCACTAACTAATGTAGAAGCTTTAGCTTGAACTGTAACAGTTCCTGTTGATAAATTCTGTCTATTGGTTGTAACAATAGCTGTAGCATTTGCTTTAGTTGTAACATTTCCTACCGCAATTTCAACACCGCTTCCTGTAGGTGTTACTACAGCATTTGCAACAATTGTTACATCTCCAGTATCTGCATTGATCCTTGATCCTTGAGGCAAGACTGTTGCACCCGCAGATGTTGTGACTGTGCCGGATGATGCATTAACCCTGGACCCTGTTACATTATATTTGAATGCAAGTGTAACTGTTCCTGTAGATGTATTGATTCTTGATCCTGTTGGAACAATAGTTGCCTTACCAATAGTTGCAACTGTACCTGTATTTAAATTAACTCTGTTACCTGTGACTCCCATAGTCATATCAGGTACGCTTACAGTTCCAGTAGACTCATTAATTCTGTTTCCTGTAACACCAAAGTTAGCTGCAGCTGAAACAGTTACAGATCCAGTTGATAAATTTAATTGTTGACCTGTAGGGGAAACAGTTTGATTAACTGCTATTTCTATATTACCGATTGTAAAGTTTAATCTATTACCTGTTGGTAATACTAAAGCTTTTCCAATAAGTGTTGGGTTACCTGTAGATTCGTTTATTCTAGAACCAACTACGTTGACGTATGCGTTGGGACTAAACCCTACATCTGAGAAGGGTGCGGCTGCAAAAGGTGTAGCACCGAAATACATGCGAGATTACCTCGCAGTAGCTGGAATGTTGTTAGTTCCTACTAAAGTTTGACCAAATGCCCAAAAAATGTATTCATTATTATTAGCATTCATTGAACCATCAGTGCTTCTTCCTTTAAAACCATTTGAAAATAAATCAATATTACCCCAAGCACTTTCTTCATTTAAATTAACATCAGCACCTAAATGATAATTATCTGGGTTATATCCAAGTCTTTTAGAATCAAAAATTAAATTTCTATTTCCATTAGTTATGTTTCGTAGCATTAATATTTTTGGTTTAAAACCGGTATAAACAAATGTGCCATTAGCATTACCATTACCAACATAAGAACCAAACTTGCTGTAACCAGCT